TGCCTGATGGGTGATTCGACAGCGCTTGCCTCAGCAATTGTGCGGTGCTGCCCTAGATAAAAGCATTTCCGCAATGATTGCTGCAATCGAAGTATATAACAAACCCGATTTCTTGTACCGTGGTGAAACTTTTTCGATATTAGCAATTAATAGCTGGGAATTACTTCTTAAGGCTAAGCACCTTAAAGATAATCACAATAAAATGCGTTCGCTTTATGTTATGGAGCCTGTAATAAATAAAGATGGTAGCAAGTCCAAGAAAAAGAAGGTCAAACTAACTAGAAGCGGTAACCCATTTACGCATTCAATCGATTTTATAGCTAAGAAACTTATTGAAAAAGGCGAAATGGATCAAATCGTTTTTAATAATATAATGGCACTAATTGAGCTTCGTGATTCTGCTATACACTTTTATAATTACTCGCTTAAATTCAATGTTCGAATTCAGGAAATAGGAACCGCATCTTTGAAAAATTATGTGTCTTTATACAAAAAATGGTTTAACAAAGATTTATCAGAATTTAATTTCTATTTAATGCCGTTATCCTTTGTACAAGCACGAAAAGAATCGGATGTTTTGCTCTTGAATGCAGAGGAAAAGAACTTTTTCAAGTATGTGGATGAACTTGAAGAAAGCTCTTCATCGGATAGTGAATACAGCATAGCACTAAATATTGATGTTAAGTTTTCGAAATCCACATCAAAGGATGCAATTAAAGTTGCCCTCTCCAAAGACACAGATGCTATAAAGGTTACATTAACAGAAGAACAGTTAAAAGCCAAGTATCCTATGGATTATGGTGAACTTACCGCCAAATGTAAAGAACGTTATAGTAATTTCATACTAAACGGTGATTATCATGCAAATAGACGTTTATATGAAAGTGATGATAAGTGTGCCTACATAAGATATCTTGATCCCGACAAAAAGAAAAGCGGTAAAAAAGTATTTTATAGTGAGGCTATGCTTTCAAAGTTAGATAATCACTATACACGAAAATAGTATAAGGTCTTAGTCTAATAATACAACCCCTTAACTTCCGATAATTTTTATTATCAGGAAGTTGCAAACGACAAAGCGCTTATAGGAGGATAACACTATGTTACCTGAAGAAAAAGCAAGAGTTAAAATAGATAAACAACTAAATAATGCCGGATGGGATATTGTTGACAGAAAGGATTATCTGCCAAACTATGCTATGGCGGTAAAGGAAGCATTAATGCAGGGCGGAAAAGAAAGCGATTACTTGCTTTTTGTTGATAATAAAGCCATTGGGGTTGTTGAGGCAAAGAAGGAATCGGATAGTCTCGGCCCGAAAGTTGCCTCACAGGCTGAACACTATGCAAAAACTCCGCAGAATTGGTATGGTCTTTGGTTTCAGGGACTAATACCGCTTGTATATCTTGCAAACGGCAATAAGATATATTTCAAAAATATGCTTACTGACTCTGACGGAGATTATGTTGAACTTGGTGAAATGCATTCTCCAAAAAAGATGTTGCAGCTTATCGGCAAAAAATCGGAATACGGTGCTTTGCCGCGAATTGAGAAAAGGGGACTGCGTGACTGCCAGTATGATGCAGAAGTTAATTTAGAAAAATCTCTCAAGCAAGGCAAAAAGAAAGCCCTTGCAGTTCTCGCAACAGGCTCCGGTAAAACATATCTTGCTTGCCTTGCTTCATATCGTTTACTCAATTACACATCTACTAAAAGGGTCTTGTTCCTTGTTGACAGAAATAATCTTGCACGACAAACAGAAACAGAATTCAGCCTGTTTGACCGTACAGAAAATCAACAGCCTATGAGTTCTTTGTATCAAATCAACCGATTGAAAAACAAAGACGATATTGGCGGTGACATAGTAATTTCTACAATACAAAAACTGTTTGCTGTTTTGACCGGTCAAACAATTACTGATGATGACGAAGATAAGGAAGATGAAAAATTCTTTTCTTTCAAAGACACCGACAGTAATCAAACTGTTGTCTCTTTGGGCAATGATTTGAAATTGCCGCCTGATTATTTTCAGTTTATCATCATTGATGAGTGCCACCGCTCGATTTATGGCAAATGGCAATCTGTTTTGAACTATTTTAAGGGTGCAACAATTCTTGGTTTGACGGCAACACCTACACCGGAAGCTTATGCTTTTTTCAATGATAACATTATTGAAAAATATACTTATGACGATTCGGTTGTTGACGGCGTAAATGTTCCTGCTCGTGTTTATAGAATCAAAAGCAATATTACCGAACACGGCGGAACAATCAATACAGGTGACGAAGTAGTAGAAATTACCCGCAGCGGAAAAGAAATAGACTCTTATACAGCTACCGGAAGAATTGATTTTGCCCCGACTCAGTTAGACCGCTCGGTTATAGTTCCTGATCAAATGCGTAAAGTTTTAACTGCTTACAAAGATTCTATATACACTGATTTATTTCCGGATAGAGATGAAATATGGGAGTACATTCCTAAAACTTTGATTTTTGCCAAGGACGATAATCACGCAACAGAGATTGTAAATGTTGTAAAAGAAGTCTTTGCCGATAAGTTCAAAAACGGTGTGGCTCCGGATAAATTCGTACAAAAGATTACATACTCAGCCGGAGACTCAAACGCTCTGATTCGTGATTTGCGCACGGATAAAGAGTTTAGAATTGCGGTCACGGTAACGCTTGTCGCTACCGGAACAGATGTAAAACCGCTTGAAGTCGTACTGTTTATGAATGATGTAAAATCCGATGTTCTCTATACTCAGATGAAAGGCAGAGGCTGCCGTGTCATCAATGAAGATAAACTACGAGAAATTACACCGAATGCGAACACAAAAGAATGCTTCTACATTGTGGACGCTGTTGGTGTTACAGAACACGATAAAACTATTCCCAAACCAAAGGAACCGGGCGGAGAACAAAAACCTAAAGTGCCAACGCTTGAGCGGTTATTAGAATACTTATCACACGGCGAAGTGTCTGATGATAATCTTGCTTTATTGCGTGATTACTGCGCAAGCATAAATATGCGTTATGAAAATAATGTTTTGTTCGGCAGGCATCTGAATATTTTCATTTCCGATTACGGTTTTGCGCCAAAGACCCTTGCGTATCAAATCAACACAGCTTTGTCACAGGGAACCTTACCACCTTTTACAAGTGCATCTAATGATAACTCTGCAAGAAACAGTCTGATTTCTTGTTTGATGTTAAATCTTGATGCAAGAAAGAAACTGTTGGAACTTCACAGGGGTTATTATGCAATCGCACCGGGCGAAGATGAAATTATTGACAAAGGCTTTACAAAAGAAGCCGCAAAAAGCTTTATTGATTCCTTTGAAAAGTATCTGAATGATAATGCCGATAAAATTGAAGCGTTGCGTATCATTTATAATTCCGAAGACACGGTTATTACATACTCTATGTTGTCGGATTTACGGGACAAACTGCTTTCAGAAAACCGATTATTTACACCATATAATATTTGGAGCAATTATAAAATGCTTGATATGAACGGTGATGTTGAGGATTTGGATGTAAAGCAGAACATAAAAGCCTTAACGCACTTAATCCAGCTTGTCAGATATGCATATAAGAAAACAGATAATTTAAAGAGTTTACTGAAAGGTTATTCACAAAGATTTACACTCTATTGCGGTCAGGCACAGCGTCCTCTTTCTCCCGACCAACAAGAAATTATGAAAGCAATAGCTGATTACATAATCAATGAAGGCTCGATTAGTGTTACAGAACTTAACAGCATAGATACAGACCTTTGGAGAAAGGCTGTAAAAAGTTTCGGTATTCCGGCATTAACTGCCGAAATGATCGACTTATCAAAATTTATATTAAAGGCGGCTTAAATTATGGCAGGAAATCAAACAAAAAGCGAATCCACGCTTATTAAAAAGGTTGGCGACATTGCAAATGTAATGGCGGCAGCAGGTGTCGGATTCACAGACTATATTACACAGTTAACCTATATTCTTTTCTTGAAAATGGACGAAGAAAAAGAAGAAATGGGCTTATCGAGTTCAATTCCGGACGGATATAAATGGAAAGACCTTGTTGATTTAAACGGTACCGATTTGATTGACAAGTATGAAGAAATCCTGAAGGAACTTGCAAAAGAAGATGGGTGATAGGTACTATTTTTACCAAGGCTTCAAATAAAATTGACAGCCCGGTAAAACTCGCAAAAATCATTGATATGGTTAAAGGTGAAAACTGGTATATGATGGAAGGCGACTTAAAAGGCGCCATCTATGAATCAATACTTGAAAAGAACGGACAGGACAAAAAGAGCGGTGCCGGACAATATTTCACCCCTCGTTCGCTCATTAAAGCCATGGTTGATGTAACTGACCCTAAAATTACTGAAACGGTTGCAGATCCGGCTTGCGGCACTGGCGGTTTTCTGCTTGCAGCCTATGACCATATGAAAGGTCAAAGTAAGGAAATCTCAAAGCAGAATTTCTTAAAGAATAATGCTTTCTTTGGTGCAGATAATACTCCGTTGGTTGTTACACTTGCGTCTATGAACCTATACTTGCACGATATAGGAACAAACAAAAGCCCTATAGTATGTCAGGACTCATTACTTGACACCTCAGACAGAATGTTTGATGTTATATTGGCGAATCCGCCTTTTGGTACAAGACCACAGGGCAGTGTTGAAGTGTATGCGAACAGACCTGAATTTGTAAAGACATCCGATAATCAGGTGAACTTCTTACAGCATATTATGTCCATTGTTAAAACAGGCGGCAGAGTCGCAGTTGTTTTGCCGGATAATGTCTTGACCGATGGAAACGCAACGGCAAAAGTAAGAGAAAAGCTTCTCAAAGAGTTCAATTTGCATACCATTCTCCGTTTGCCGACAGGCATTTTCTATGCACAGGGCGTTAAAACAAATGTCCTTTTCTTTGAAAAAGGAAAACCTACCGAAGATATATGGGTGTATGATTACCGTACCGGCATAAAACACACTTTGGTACAAAAACCGCTCACAAGAGAAAATCTTGATGATTTTGTTGATTGCTATTGCTCAGGTCATATGCAAGATAGAGTTCCGACTTATTCTGTTGATAATCCAAACGGACGCTGGAGAAAGTTCAGCAAAGAAGAAGTTTATGCCCGTGACCAGCTAAAACTTGATTTCAAATGGATTGTCAGCGAAGAAGACGATGACCGTACATTAGCTGAAATGATTGCACAAATCAAAGAAGAAGCGACAAGTATAGCCAGTGCTGTTGCCGAGCTTGAAAAACTTATCGGTGAGGTGGAGGAATAATGGATACCAAAGCATTAAGACAAAAAATCTTGGATTTGGCTATCCGTGGCAAGCTTGTACCTCAAGACCCGAATGACGAACCGGCTTCTGTTTTGTTGGAGCGTATTCGTGCCGAAAAGCAACAAATGGTTAAAGACGGAAAACTAAAAGCCAAAGACATAAAGAATGATACCGTCATCTTCAAAGGTGATGATAATTTACATTATGAGCAGTTCCAAGACGGAACAGTGAAATGTATCGAAGATGAGATACCGTTTGAGTTGCCTGATGGCTGGGCGTGGGCGAGATTAGGAGTAATCTGCCCCTACGGCGAGAACAAAGCTGTTTCTGCTGATTTAATAGACGAAACGGCTTGGATTTTGGATTTAGAAGATATAGAAAAAGAAACAGGAGTAATAAAAAAATATACGACAAAATCAGAACGAAATTCTGTAAGTAACAAATACTCTTTTTGCAAGGGACAGCTACTTTATAGTAAATTACGTCCTTATCTCAACAAAGTAGTAATAGCCACAAAGGATGGCTATTGCACTACTGAAATTTTACCTTTAACTTTCTACGGAAATATTTATTCACCATATATGCAATTATTTATAATGTCGCCGACATTTTTAACATATGTAAATATGATTTCTTATGGAGTTAAAATGCCTCGTCTTGGGACGAATGATGGCAAGAATGCAATAATAGCAATACCACCAATTAATGAACAAAAACGGATTCGAGATAAATTTGATATTGTTGCTCCGTTATTTGATAAAATCCAGAATAATTTGAATAACTTAAATAATGAAGTTACAGCTATAAAATCCAAGATTCTCGACCTCGCTATCCGAGGCAAACTTGTACCGCAAGACCCGAATGATGAGCCTGCTTCTGTTCTTCTTGAGCGTATCCGTGAGGAGAAAGAAGAACTGATTAAGCAAGGCAAAATCAAACGTGACAAGATGGAATCTGTCATCTTCAAAGGTGATGATAACTCTTATTATGAGAAGATAGGAGATTCTGTTGCCTGTATTGATGCTGAATTGCCGTTTGAAATACCTGATAATTGGTGTTGGGCAAGGCTAAATTGTATCTCAATTAACTATGACAGCTATCGAAAGCCTATAAATTCATACGATAGAAAAAATAGGGTTTTAGGGAAAAGTAAAGATGAATTATATCCATATTACGGTGCTACTGGTCAAATTGGCTTCATTGACGACTTTTTATTTAATGGGGAGTATATTCTTTTAGGAGAAGATGCGGCACCATTTTTAGATAAAAAAGCGCAAAAGGCATATATGATAAAGGGGAAATCTTGGGTTAATAATCACGCCCATATTCTACAATCGCTCGTTTTCCCGGAATATCTAACGAACTGTCTAAATTCAATTGATTATTTTGATTATGTATACGGAACAACAAGATTAAAGCTTACTCAAGAAAACATGAATAGAATTTTAGTTCCTGTTCCGTCAATTGAAGAACAGTGTAAAATAGCCCAAGCAATCAATAATCTATTTGTTCTTATAGAAAGCATTAAAGCGAGCTTATCGTAAGCTCGCTTTAATGTTTATTGTAGTGTATCCAACAAATTAAAATAATGCTCTAATGCCGTCAATATTCTTTCCTGTTCATTTATAGGTGGCAAAGCAACTATCTCCTGACTGTAAGTAGAAATCCAATATCTTTGATGATTGTCGTGGTCTATTTCTGTGGCTTGCATAAGATAAAAAGCATATTTTGGAAGCACTAAATCTTGATTTATGTGTAATATTTTCATTGCTGACGATTTGACCTTAAAAGAAAAATCGACAAACTTGCTTTCTGTTGTGAAGTCATCAAAAATTATTACAGGCAAATCATCAAATATATTGTCCGTTTCGTTTGTGTATCCAAGTATAAATGATTTACCGGCTGTTAAGACAGGTGTTTTATATGTCGGCTTGTAATTGGTATCATGAACGATGTATTTAGTCGGCTGTTCATATTCCAGTATAGTTTCAAAGTTTGTCACAACCCAACCACTTGGCAGTTTCTCACCATACTTCTCATAATAAGAGTTATCATCACCTTTGAAGATGACAGATTCCTTCTTATCACGCTTGATTTTGCCTTGCTTAATCAATTCCTCTTTTTCGGCTCGTATGCGTTCAAGAAGAACAGAAGCCGGTTCATCATTCGGGTCTTGTGGAACGAGTTTTCCTCTAATTGCAAGGTCAAGAATTTTGGATTTGACACTTTGTATGGTATTTGCCAAACCACTGTAGGAAATATCAAGATCATCTATACCGATAAAAGTATTCTTTACGGATTCTACAATTCTTTCTTGTTCTTTTATTGGCGGAACCGGAACAATCATTGCACGTAAATCTGTTTTATTGAACTTGGGCATAGCGGCACCGCCGCTTAAAAACTGCAAATAGTTTTGACCGACAAAAGATTTGAATACATATTCAAAATAATCACACGTAATATCGTTAAAAAATCTAAGTATAATTGCATTTGGTGCAAGTGACATTGGAGTATCAAGATGAGGAACCTTAAATACTTTACCAATTGATGCTCCAATATTACTTAACATCAATTCGCCACCATACAATTTTGATTTTTCAAGAAAATCATAACTTTCCTTATCAATATACGATAAATCACCTTTGAAATTGTTTGCAAAGTCAACAGTTCTTACGAACAAAGCGTAATTTTTCTCTTTGTAGGTTCTTACATTTGCTTTAAGACTTGCAAAACTCCCATTGGCAACATAATCTGTGATCAAAGATGCAATCGGTTCCAACCTGCTCCACGCCCAGCCGTCAGGCAACTCAAATGGTATCTCATCTTCAATACATTTTACCGTTCCATCGGCAAACTGCTCATAATGTAAATTATACCGTTGTTAAGTATATTCGTTTTTTCGAATAAAACGCATATTATTAAATAAAGCACGGCCGAAAAATCAGCCGTGCTTTCACAAGTTTTCACTTTATTGTTTCTTCTTCCTATTCGGAAAGCTGCCCTCAAGCCACTCTTCAAACTCCGCAAGGGTGATTTTGCCGTCGGAGCATTCGTCGCGCTTTGTCATCGCCTGATACTTCCACTTTTTGAAATCAGGCTCTTTAATCTGCCTTACACGAACACGGGCGGCATATCTCTTATAATACTTTTGATACAAGGGAATGGCGGCATTGTCCGCCATTTTCCTTTTATAGTTCTCTTGTGCGGCTAAGTCTTGGCAGTTGCGGGTTTCACCCTCGGCAATGCGGTCGCAGTAATTAGTATTGTAATTGCCCTTCATAATGAAATACTTACCGCAGCGTTTGCATTTACGCATTCCGATGTCGGACTTCAACAACTGTATCAGTTCAAACTCAATTTGCTGTTCAATACTTTCACAAATACAAGTTTCGTACTCGTCGGCTTGCATTGCAGACAAGGCAATCATTTCCGGCATAGTAAAACCGAGCTCATCCAAATTCTTTTGAACGCTCGGAGAAACTTCCGAAGCGGCCGCCATTTTTATATGCAAATCAAAATCACTCTCGACACAGCCCTCAAGTACATTTTCCACCTGATGTTCTGCATCAACAATGCTGATGCTATGCACAATCGTTCGCTTTTGCTCTGTCGGCAATCCTTGCTTACGGCAGTAGCCTGCAAATCTCGTTTTGTGGGTTAGGCGATTGAAAAATCCGTCGCAAAAATTCTCGTCAAATGTCGCTTCAATTAAATGCAATAGATTATTTTGCATTTTTTTAAGGTACTGGTAATAGTCCGTCAACTCCTGCTTTGAGCAATGAAGCAGAATCGGCGGAAATTCCGCTGTAAACAGCGAAGCTTCTATCAATGGCTTAAAGCGTTTTTGCGTTTCGGTTAAAGCCAAATAATAATACAATTTCTTTTCTTTTTCGGTCAGTAAAGAAATATCAAGACTTGTCTCATCAGGCAAGTCTTTTTTTGTGCGATTCAGGCATTCATTATACGCCGAATCAAAATCAGCATAGAGAAAATTCAAAATTCCTTCGCCCGGTGAAAAAAAGACAGAAGCGGTGTTCATCGGTGAGATATAAGCTCTGCTGTCGCCCATAGGAAGAAAGTCAAATACAGAATTTATTTTTTGCGTAACAGCTCGCAAACGAGCAAGCGTATCGGCAGTATCCTGCTTAATTTGAGGAAGTTCACCGTCCGATAAAATAAATTCTTTTTTGCCGGTAACAGCCAAAGCAATCGTTTCTCGTCTATCGACCTCGATAGCGTTATACAACTCAAGCAGTTTTGAGTAATTGTACTCGCCGTTCACGGAAAGAACGCAAGATTTTTCGTCGTCCGTTACGTGCCATCTATTTGGAGCAAATTCAAAGTACACGGCACTGTATTTATCTTCTGTTTGGAGTAGGTTTTCGCTCATTGCTAAGACCTCCGTTTTAGAAAATGAGAATTTTCGAATAATTATCAAATCCATATCACTACAAATAACATTATACAAAAGTGTTGCCTTCGTGTCAATACACAGCTATAATGAATTTGCAAATCAAAATTGCAATAGAATTGATTTTCTAAAACTGAATGACCGTCCGAATGGGATATGACTTTGCGATAACCGGGGTCCCCGAAAAGTCAAAAGACTTTTTGGGGAAGAGGAGGAACAGCGAAATGAGCGAGCTTTCGTGTTTACACGGAAGCAAACGGTCTGTAGTTTGTGACGACGTGAGCAGGGCAACGCCGCCGAGATGGGGGCAGGGATAGAAAAACGACATTCGGGCAGAACGGCGAAAAGGCAACAGCAAGAGTCCTCCTTTCGACTGTTGCCTTGTACATAGCTGTACATACCGTGCAGCTTTTTTCTCACAAAGGAGGTTAAGAAGATGAGAAAAACAGAATTGAAAGAGCTTTACAAGATGATGTTCCCGGAATATCCGGACATCGTTACAGTAGCTCAGCTTCAACAAATGCTCGGCGTAAGCCGACACTTGGCATACGACCTGATTAACAACGGATATATCTCCGGCGTTAAAATCGGAAACGCTTTTAAGATTCCGAAGGTCAATGTCATCAATTATGTTATGGAAGAAGGTGTGAAGAATGCAAGTTGAGAAGCTGAAAACGATTGATGCGGACACGCTGCTGTCAACGCCGATGAGAAAAACCCTATTTGTGGTTGACGGCTTGATACCGCAAGGACTAAGTGTGCTTTCGGGTTCAAGTAAAATCGGCAAGAGCTGGCTTATGCTTTGGCTCGGTATTCAAGTGGCGAGAGGACAACCCGTGTGGGAATTTGAAACCCACAAGAGCGATGTACTTTATCTCTGCTTGGAGGATACCTACGCACGAATACAAAGCCGCCTGTATCAAATCACAGACGAAGCACCGCCCGAACTTCGCATTGCAACAACGAGTTTTCAAATCGCCAACGGCTTGGAACAGCAAATCGAACAGTATCTTTCCGACTTTCCGAAAACAAAACTTGTCATTATCGACACCTTTCAAAAGGTTCGAGATTCAAAAAGCACCGGCGGAAAAAGCGGAATGTATGCAGGCGACTACGACGATGTAACGGCACTGAAAAATATTTCGGACAAGTACGGCATTGCTGTTGTAGTTGTTCACCATGTCAGGAAGCTGAAAGATGTCAGCGACCCATTCAACGAGGTGTCAGGTTCCACCGGTATCACGGGTGCGGCAGATACGAATTTTGTTTTGAAACGCAGCCGTGCCAACGAAACCGGAACGCTGCTTGCCACCGGTCGAGATATTGCATATCAGGAGCTGACCTTGAAGTTTGACAACCGCAGTCACTTGTGGGAGTTGGTCGAGCGAAAGGATATGGAGGATATTCACCGTGAAGAAATACCGAAGTTTATTTTCCGGCTGGTTGATTATATTTCGGAAATAAAAGAATGGCGAGGCACTGCAACGCAACTTATAACGCAGGTGAACGAAACCGAGGTTACACCGAATGTCGTGACCAAAATACTTGCCCGATTTTCTTCGGAAGTTTTTCAGCCGCAAGGCATCGAATACAAAACAAAACGCACCGGCACGAGCCGACTGATTTACTTAAAAAAGAATGACGGCAATGACGGCGATGACAATAAATCCGCTATATAGGAAAAAGCCGTCACAGCCGTCACTATCGTCACTTTTTGAGAAAGTGGATATAAGGCTATACAGGTATTGCCAATCCGTAAGGACAGCGAGCATAGGTTTTGTGTTGCCTTTGAAACCCACAAAACCGGCGGCAAATTGCCGAAAGGGACTTGCCGCCCCTGTAACCCCGATTTTTAGGAGAAAGGAATGAAAATATATGAGACAAAGAACAACTGCAATCAATATCCGAGTGACTGAGGGAGAAAAAAGAAAAATGGAAACTGCCGCTAAAAAATGTGGACTTTCGCTCTCGGCTTACCTTAGAAAACTCGGGTTGGGCAAGGAAGTTCAGGCAACCTTGCCGCAGGAATTTTACGAAGCTTACCGAGGTTTGACCTCACTTCGTGACAATTGGAAGTCGCTTTCCGAAGCCAATGTAAATGCAAACTTCAACGATGTTGTGAGCAAATTATTGAAGTCTTATCACTCAATCGGTGAGCCGGAAAGCGCAAGTGATTCGCCGTGGCAGTAACAAAAATATGGGCTATAACCGATAGTGTCAGCCGTGTTTTGAGCTATGCGGCGAACCCTGATAAGACGATTTACAGCGATATTTGCAAGGCACTTCACTACGCAAGCGACGAGAGAAAAACCGTAATCGGTGAAGAAAAAGCAATGTATGTGACAGGCGTAAACTGCACCGCAGAAACAGCTTTTGCCGAGATGAAAGCGGTACAAGAACGCTTCGATAAGACGGTCGGCAATGTGGCTTATCACGCATATCAGAGTTTCAAAACAGGCGAAGTCACACCCCAGCTTGCACACAAACTCGGCGTTGAGCTTGCCAAAAGAATGTGGGGCGACCATTATCAAGTGCTGGTCGCTACGCACTTTAACACCGGCACATATCACAACCATTTGGTCATCAATTCGGTGAATATGTGGAATGGTAAGAAGTTTAACTGCAACGAGGGAGCATACTGGAAACTGCGTAGTATTTCCGATGAGCTTTGCAAAGAAAATGGTTTGTCGGTCATTAAAAATCCTAAAGGAAAGACACCCCGCAAGCTGTACTTTGCGGAAAAGAACGGCGAGCCGACTCGATACAATTTAATGCGTGAGGCGATAGATAAAGCACTTTCGATGAGTACAAATCCCAAAGCTTTTACCTATGTTATGAAACAGCTCGGATATGTAATCGATCTAAACCCATACCATAAATACGCTACTATTCGCTCTGTCAACAGCAAGAAAGAAACTCGTTTGTACCGTTTGGGAGAAGCCTATGACCGTGACGCAATCTATGACCAAATGAGAGATACTCTGCGAAACAACCCGCAGGAAGCTTACCGCTTATACTATGAGTTTACCGAAAAAAAGAGCTTCGGTGTAACAATTCAAAAGGCGCATTTTGTTAAAGGCAACTTAAAAACCGCCAAAAAGATTACGGGTCTTAAAGCATTGTATTTCAGATATTTATATCTGCTCGGCGTGCTGCCGAAAAACAAAAAACACAATCCGTTATCGCCCGAAATGCGTGAGGCTTGCCGTTGGCTTGACCGCCACACCGCACAGGTACAGCTCATTTGCGACAATCACTTAACCGATATTTCTTCTGTGGAAGTATTTATAAAACACACAGACTCAGAAATAAAGCTCATATCGGATTACCGCAAAATGCTCTACCGAGATATTGATTCTTGCCATGATCCCGACGAAAAAACAAAGCTTGTTGTCAAGCGAGATGACTGCACAAAGGCTCTGGCTCAGCTCCGAAAGGACAGGAAAACAGCGGCAAGGATTATAGAGGATAACCCTAAAATCAAAGAAAATATTCTCATTGAGGAGAATATGCGAAGCCGATATTTCGGACTTAATAAATCAAGAAAGAGAGGATACGAACGATGACAAAACGAAAATCAGATTTTACTTTACCGACTCTGGATGACCTATTTACAACGCAGGCGGAGCGTGACGACGCAAAGCTTGAGCGTGTAAAGAACATACCTCTTGACGAACTTCACCCTTTTAAGAATCATCCATTTAAGGTGCAGAACAACGAGGAGATGGAACGAATGATTGAAAGCATACGCAAAGTCGGCACAATAACCCCGGCGCTTGCCAGACCTCTGCCTGACGGCGGATACGAGCTTATTTCGGGGCACAGAAGGCTTGCGGCGTGTCAGGTGCTCGGAATTGAAACTATGCCTGTAATCGTCCGTGAGATGTCCGACGACGAAGCAGTGATTGCAATGGTGGACGCCAATTTGCAAAGGGAAACGATTTTGCCCAGCGAAAAAGCGTTTGCCTACAAGATGAAGTTAGACGCCATAAAACATCAAGGTGTTACTTCTCGCCAACTTGGCGAGAAGTTATTGAGTATAACACAAGTGAGCAAAGACAGCGACGATAGTGAGCGACAAATCCAACGCTATATCCGCTTAACTTGCTTAATTCCCGAACTGCTTTCAATGGTAGATGACAAAAAAATCGCTTTTAACCCTGCGGTTGAAATCTCCTACCTTGACCGTGACGAACAGCTCACTTTGCTTGACGCAATCAATATGAACGACTGCACACCGTCACACGCACAGAGTATCAGGCTGAAGAAAATGTCACAGGACGGCTTGCTTACCGCCGACGCTATTTACGCTATTTTGTCGGAAGAAAAACCAAATCAAAAAGAACAAATCAAACTGCCGCGTGATGAGCTTCGCAAATACTTTCCGCAAAATTACAGCGATAAGCAAATCAAACGAGATATTCTTAAAGGATTGGAGCTTTTGAAACGCCAGCGAGAACGCAACAGAGACGCCCGTTAATTCGAACCAAAGTGTACAGCGAGTGACTTTTGCAGAATGGAAAGAACTATGCTGGCAAGCTATAATAGGCTTGTCGGTGTAGGTCTTTCCTGTGATGTACAATGAAAGGAGTTAAAAACAATGGTATCAGGACACCTACAAGTTAAAAAAGGTTTTTATTATGTAGTGCTAAGCTACTATAACAACAACGGAAAACGCCGTGTGAAATACTTTTCCACGGGACTGCCCGAAAAGGGAAACAAACGAAAAGCTGAAGCCGAACTTGCACGAATTAGAAGTGAATTTGTACCGCCGCAGGAAGTCGGCGAGCTTGCTTCCGATATGCCGTTTGCAGACTACCTGCTTGAATGGTTGGAAATCGTCAAGGTGCGTGTTAAAGCAACCACATTCAGCTCTTACGAGCAAATGGTGAAATCGGTGATTGAGCCGTATTTTCGTAAGAAGGCGGTAACGCTTCAGGGCTTGGAGGCAAGACACATTCAGCAATTCTATTCCGAAAAGCTGAAAACGGTCAAGCCAAACTCGGTTATTCACTATCACGCTGTTATTCATCAGGCGCTGAAATACGCAATGAAAACCGACCTCGTTACGCAGAATGTGGCAATGAAAGTAGACCGCCCGAAAAAGAACGATTATCAGCCTGTATTCCTTGATGCGGAAGAACTGCAGCATTTATTTGAAGTAGTCAAAGGGACAAAGCTGGAACTACCTGTTTTGGTCGCCGCATTTTACGGCTTGCGTCGTGGCGAAGTCTGCGGACTGAAATGGGACGCCATTGACTTTGAGCGTGGCACAATCACTATAAGGCACACAGTCACATCGCTGCAAGTGGACGGAAAAACAAAAATGTACGCACAGGACTCTGCAAAAACAAAATCCAGTATGCGTACACTTCCGCTTGTCGGCAGCTTTGCTGAGTATTTCAAAGAAGCAAAAGCGGCACAGGAAGTCAACAAAAAGGTCTGCGGAAACTGCTACAACTACGAATATGACGGTTATGTCTTTGTAGACGAGCTTGGTGATTTAATGCGACCGGAATATTTGACAAGCTATTTTCCGCAGTATATTCAAAAGCACGGTTGTAAAAGAATGCGTTTTCACGATTTAAGGCACCCGTATGTCAAGCACACGACAAAAAAATATAATTCTGAAAAGCAGAAAACCCAAGCTACCAAGATTGTGGATTTGATAGCCTGGGGTTTCTGTTTTTGTTTCGTCTGTTATTCAAAGCGGTCATGGACCTTGTAAACAATCTCAATGCGGTTGTCGGGGAATATATATACCTTTTCAATCAGCAGATCGGTCAGCTCGGAAGTTAGCGCATCCGCTTCTGCAATCGAGTGAACGATCTCTTGCCGGTTGCTTTGGCGGGCCTGTTCTTCTCGCTTCAGTTTTGCCTGGGCGGTGACAGCAGCATAGGCATTTTTGACTTTCCGTATTTCTGCGTCATAATCTGTTTTCCGCGATTTATAAGTGTCCAGCTCGATCTGCCCCAGGAGATACCGTTCAAAGAGAGCTTGCTTCTGATCCCTCAAATCTTCCAACTGTTTCTCATATTCGGAGCATTTAGCGGCGGTGGCGTCCAGGTGAAGGGTTCCGTCCTCATGTGCAGGCAGCAGGATTTCCAGCTGTTTTTTCAATGTGATAAGCACCGCTTCTTCCAGCCCGGCAGCGTCCGCTCGTATAGTATGGCAGCGGCTGTTTACGTCGGCAGTCGAATGACGGCACATATAAAACGGCTTCTTTTGAGCAATGCGGGAAAGTGCATGGTCACAGCAGCCACAATAGACCTTGCCTTTCAGTGGATACTCCCTGATTTTCCGGGTCGGTAAGGAAAACCGGCGCTGCACGGCCTGCACCTTCTCAAACAGCTCTTTCTCAATAATTGCCGGATGGTGGTCGGGAATAATGAACCATTTGTCACGGTCCTTCATGCGGCTCCGTGTACCTCCCACTTCAATGACTGCCCGCCGTCCAATGACGTAGGAACCGATATAGCGTTCGTCCTCCAGGATGCGGAGAACCGTAGAACTGCTCCAGCGGCCACGAGAGCGTGAGACATCGTGGTACTGCTGTCCATGAGTGGCTTTATATTCCCCTGGGGTTGGGATGCCTCGCTTAAATAGTTCCCTGGTAATGGCTGCCGCCCCAATGCCGGTTGCCGCAAGCTGGAAAATGAGCTGTACCACCGCAGCAGTTTCCGGGTTTGGCTCCATTCTGCCATCGGCGCTTTTGCGATACCCATACGGGCAAATCTTACTCTGATATTCTCCGCGCTGCATTTTGGCGTACTTGGCGCTTTTGGTTTTCATGGACATATCGCGGCTGTAATACTCGCTGATCAAATATTTGAAAGCCACATCCATCCCGCCGGTATCGCCTTTGTGCTGATCGCTGTCGAAATCGTCATTGATGGAGATGAACCGGGTGTGAAACAATGGGAACACCCGCTCGATGAAGTATCCGGTTTCGATGCTGTTTCGCCCAAATCGAGAAAAATCTTTTACAATGATGCAGTCAATCTGATTGGCCCGAACCAGTTCAATCAGTTCCTGGACTTTGGGACGCTCAAAATTTGTCCCGCTATATCCGTTGTCGATAAATTCCAGAACCTCTGCGTCAGTGGACTCCGGCATGGAAGAAACGAACTCGTTCAGCACAAGGTGCTGGTTCTCAATGCTCATGCTGTCGTATTTGTAATCCTCCAGGGAAAGACGGATATATAGGGCGATTACATATTTCTGCATTGGTTCAGCACCTCCTCGCAATGCTCAAATTCGCTTTGAAAACGGAAATGAACTGTAATCTGTTTCTCCCTGGAAACCTCCACACGTTCAATCAGCCGGTCAATCAGGGCTGCCGTCAGATGGCGATCTTCCTTGATATGCTGTGCATCCTGGGACAGCATTTTATACTGTTCCAGCTGCCTGGCAATAATCGCAAGCCCTGCTTTCAGCTGCTCAATTTCCTTGCTGACCGCCTCGATTTTGGCTTCGTACTTGTCCTTTAAGGCAAAATACTCGTCTTGTGACAGATGGTTCTGGATCAGACCCTCATACAATCCGCGCTGGTAGGTACGCAGCTGTTGGATTTCCTGTTTCCGGCTGGCAATTTTATCCTGAATACTTTTCTGTTCCTTAGCTTCTTTGGAGAGATTTTCCGGGCTGAGGGAGTATTGCCCCAGCGTGGTATCGAGCTGTTCCTGCAATATATCCGCCAACGCATCCAGCAGGTTCATTTCATCAATGAAAACGCCGGGGCAAGCACCCTTTTTGATGCGGTTATTGCTGATACAATGGTAGACATATACATCCGGCGTCTTTTTGCGGACGCATTTTTGCCGGTGGAGGCTGTGTCCGCAGTGGGCGCAGAAAATTTTCCCTCTCAAAAGATTGGGGGACCAGGAATGTATTTCCCTGTCTTTGGCCTGTTGTGCGGCACAGTCTAAGACTTTTTGTACAGCATCGAACAGCTCTCTGCTCACAATGGCCTCATGCGTATCACGAACGACCGTCCATTCATCGGCGCTGGCCCTGACCTGTTTGTGGTCGATGACCTTGGAAACGCCCTGCACAAGATCGCCGGCATAAACGCCTGCCCGGAGAATTTTGGCAACCGTGCGCGTCTGCCAATTCCCATTTCCAATCAAATTCTCATGGGTAATCTCGCCCAGCCTTTTCTTATAGTGACTTGGGGCGAGGACTCCGGCCTCGTTTAATCGAACCGCAATAGTGTTCAGGCCATCGCCTTCAGCGGCCCACTGAAACATAGTTTTGACCACCTCAGCCGCCACCGGGTCAACGATCAGCTGGTGGCAATCATCGGGGGCTTTCAAATATCCATAGGGTGTACGCCCGCCAACGTACTTGCCATCTTTCATTGCCTGCCGCTGCTGCGCTTTGATCTTTTTCGCTATATCCAGCGCATAGGCTTCGTTAATCATGTTCCGCAGAGGAATGATGATGCCATCATGGGCATGATCCGGGGAGGAAGAATCATAGCGGTCATTCACAGCGATAAATCGAACCCCCTGTGCAGGAAAATACCGCTCGATATAGTAGCCAGTGTCGATGACATTCCTCCCCAGGCGGGAAAGATCTTTGACAATGACACAGTTGATAAGGCCCGCTTCAATATCGGAGAGCATCTGCTGGAAGCCGGGCCGGTGAAAATTCGTACCCGTTGCACCGTTGTCAATGTAGGTTTGAACCACGATGATTTCCGGGTTCTGCTCCAGATACCGGGCGATAATCAACTGCTGGGTTTCAATAGAGGCAGTACGGGTATGCTTATCCTCAACGGAAAGCCGCACATAAACTCCGGCACGGCAAGTTGTATCTATCTCCGGTGCAGGAAGCACCACGGTTTCTTTTCTGCTTTTTCTTGCCACAAATCATCCCACCTTTCTTTGGCTTGTCTGCTCCGCCAGCTGAATCAGCTGAATGGCTTTCTGATATTCATCCTGATATGTGAAGGTGATCTCCAGTTCCTTTTTCCCAATCACCTTGATACTCTGTATCATGTGGACCACAGCTTTGCGGTCCAGGGTCTCCATCGTGGAAAACTGCGTGAAATGAGAAATCCAACGGTTTCGCTCACTTCGGTTTTCCAACACATCGGACAGCTTATCTTTCAGAGTGCGGATCGCTTCTTTCGCATTTTCCGCAGCCCTTGTGTATTTGGCTTTATAATCGGTGTATTCTTCTTTGTTGATTGTGCCGGTAACCAGGTTTTCGTAAAGGCGGGCCTTAAACTCCAACGCCTGCGCCAACTGCCGCTCATTGGCTGCGATGTGGGAAGCGTATTCATTCGCCAGCGCCTGGTTGATGCTGCTCTGGTCGATGCCGTCCAGAATGGCTTGCAGGCAGGTCACATTGTCTATGTACCCCTTCAGGCTGTCTTTGACGCACTCCACCAGATCGCTCTCCTTGAGCATCACAGGATTGGCACAGCCATGCTTTTTCCCGGTGGGGCAGTAATAATAGTGGTATTCCTTGCCCTTGACCCGGTTCGTTTTCCGCGTCATGCGCGCCCCGCAGCAGCCGCAGATTAAGATGCCGGAGAACAAATACACAGTGTCTTTCTTTGGTGACGTGCGGGTATCCAGTCTGCGGATACGCTGAACAAGCTCGAAATCCTGCTTGGGGATCAGCGCCTCATGAGCGTCGGGAACGCGAATCCATTCAGAGGATGGCCGCTGCTCCATCTGCTTGATTTTATAGTGCGGCGTACCCTGTTTTCCCTGTACCAGCGTGCCAGTATAGGTTTCGTCCTGCAAAATGCGGATAACCGTCGTAGCAGACCATTTACAGTCCTCTTTGTCTGTGTATCCATGTTTGGCATAAGGGAAACCGTTGTTTTTCTTATAGGCCAGTGGCGACAGGACGCCCATATCATTTAAGGTAGTGGCGATCCGCAGTGCGCTTGTCCCATCCAGACGCATACGGAAAATGTCCTGGACAACACGGGCCGCATACGGGTCTGGTACAAGCAGGTTTTTGTTTTCCTCTGACTTCATATAGCCGTAAACAGGGAAAGCCCCAACAAAATCTCCGTTCCGCCGCTTTATATCCAAAGAGGTACGGGTTTTGATGGAAATGTCCCGGCAGTAGGCTTCGTTCATAATGTTCTTGACGGATACGGTCAAGTCGTCCCCGCTGTTCTCATGGGCAGTGTCGATATTATCCGTGATGGCAATAAAGCGAACCCCATAAGCGGGAAACACCCGCCGCAGGTAGCGCCCGGTTTCGATGTATTCCCGCCCCAGGCGGGAAAGGTCTTTGACTATGACGCAGTTGATCTTGCCATCGGTAATATCCTGCATCATTTCCTTAAACGCCGGACGGTCAAAAATGATACCGCTGTAACCATCGTCGATTTTTTCGGATATGATTTCAATGTCCGGGTTCCGTTTAATAAAATTCTCAATCAGCTTTCGCTGATTGGTAACGCTGTCGCTCTCGCTGGAGCGGTCATCTGTGTAAGACAGACGAATGTAAGAGGTTGCCTGATATTTTGGCATGAAAAAGCACTCCTTTCCTCCCGGAAGCTCCCGCAAGAAAAGAGTGGTTTTTGAGGTTTTCAGTTTTCATCCTTTTCCAAGTCCATCGTAACATGGTCTTTGGAAAAAATCGAGGATGTCAGTCATCTCAAAATTCCTTGCAGGCATTCCTCCAATGTGACCCCGTTGTTGGCAAAAGCAGCGTTTACCACAAAATCGCCACAGCGGAAGCGATATGGATTTTTGATTTGGTGAAGAAAGGCTGCAATCCGTTCCTCTTTGGGTAGTGCCTTATCTACCGCAACTTCACGGATGTCAACCAATTCATCGGTTGTAGCTGGTGAACAGGCTTGCATCAACTGGCTCATAGGGATACTCCTTTCTTTGTGGTCGTGTTCAAAGTTACATGAATACGCTGGCAGCCGAAACTGCCAGCACATGGTATCTAACTTTGAAAGGCAACCCCCATCGGCGCTCATGCACCGATGGGGAATCGCCGCGAAATCAATTTGGTTATCACGCCACATTTGCCACGCATCCCTGACGCTGGGGACAGAACAGGTCTCCGCTGGCGCGGCTGTCATAACTCCGCA